TTACACGATATTTTCATAGAGCTTGTCTATGTGTGAGTTATGCCGGCTGCGCTGAAGCTTGAGATTAAACGCGAGATGTAAATACATCTGGGTAGTATGTATGCTGCTATGACCGAGGATAAGCCGGAGGGTCTCCAGATCTCCACCATCAGCCAGGTAATAAGTTGCAAACGTGTGCCGGAGCAGATGAGGGTGAAGCCGTTCTATTCCGGTTTGCTCCTTCAGGCGCTGACATACAAGTTTAACGAGGTTGTCGGAACATCTGCCCCCGGTTTGATCGACGAAGAACGGCTCGGAACTGCCAGCGGAATAACGGAAACGAAGCCGATAATCAAGCAGCTGCGCACATGTCTTTTCTCCCATGGGAATCAGACGTTGTTTGCTGCCTTTTCCGCGAACGATCATTGAACGAGTGGAAAAGCTGATATCACTAACGTTGATCCGGGGAATCTCGCCCCGGCGCAGTCCACTGTCAAGCATGAGCAAGATAAAGCACTTGTTTCGTTCAGCGTAGTGGCTTCCGGAACTTTCAAGTGTTCTGATCAGCAGCAGTATTTCTTGATCATCTAAGATCAACTGCTCCTTGCAATGAACTTTTGGCAAACGAAGCTGTCGGGAGAAGTCTTCGAGGTAATCTTCGCCGATACAGAAATTATAAAAAGCCTTAACGGCTCGCATTGCTCCATGAACTGAGCTGCTGGAAAGCTTATCGCCGTTTCGCTTGTTCTGAGATTTGAGGAAAACACCATATTGCTTGAATTTCAGCAGATTCAAGTCTGCTGGATCCTCGGAGCCGAGCCACTTGAAAAACTCCGTCAGCTGATCTTTATACCATGAGATTGTAACCGGGCTGTTATTCCGGAACTCTTGCTCAAGTATAAACATATCATACATTTCTTGTATGGTCATAAAAAATCAACTCCAATGCGCATGGGGCGCCCCGCTCGCACGCTCGCAGCCCCATGCGCGTTTACTTGATTGTTTTCGCCCATCTGAGTATAGTCTGATATAGATAATACACGCCGATAGCCGTAAGCCATGTAGTTCCGATAGCAAGCATAGCGGTCACCGGAACGAAGTAATTCACGTAGCCGAATAGCTGCTTGACTTCGGCGGGGATCTCCACATTTTTAAACGGGCTGTCGGGGAGAAGAAGGACGATAGCGTTGACGATATCGTCAAGAACATCTGTTATAGCGTTCCAGATTCCTTTTACTGTGGATTCCACATTATTCCCCCCTTAATGATTGATCATCTTCGGCGTGATGTAGATAAGCAGCACCACAAAGCTAATGATGAATACCGTGTAGCATATAGGCTGCACAAGGGGAATGCAGGAAAGATCTATAACTAGTTCCTCATCGATTTCAAACATCGGCTCGAAGTCCTCCGGAATTTCTCCGATTGTCTGATTACCTGCGAACGGCTCCAGATTCTTCATATCCGTTGAAATGGGTATCCGGAACACCGGAGCTACTGGATCAGCGCCCAGAACGGACATGATCCGGATAAGATCGAAGGGAATGCAGAACGGGAATTTACTAGCGATAAGGGAAGGAATATCTATATCAAGCCGGGTATTTGTCTTTAGCTGCGTGAGTGTCTGATCTGCCTCTCCCGGAACGTCGGTAACAGTAACCGCGTCAGTGGGTATTACTATTGATGGATCGGTGTCAACCTCTAGCGTTGGATCCTTCGTCTTATCCAGGGGAAGAACTCCGGAAAGATCGTCGAGCGAGACATCAGGAACCACGGTGTAGTTCTGAAGGGACTTGAGGAAATCCAGGTAGCTTCCTTTTACATTGAGAATACCCATTTTCATATGTGAAAAATCAACGTTGTCGACCTGCTCGAATTTCCCCGGAGCCTTTCCGAACGTGAACCATTTGTTTATAGCTGCCGAAGTTTCACGATAAGGGTAACGAGGAGGAGTAAAAGAAACAAGGATCCGGGAGGAATCAAAGTTGATTGAATATTTGAAGCTGGAGAAAAACTCCCGGTAATCCTGATCCATAAGTCCGCCGGGAAAATCAGAAGCTACCTGCGTGAAGTTATTTAAAGAAGAATCAATTGTGATCATTTGTGCACTTGACCAGGTGCGGTTATCTGTCGGGGAATAACGGGAAAATGTCATGTTAAAGAACGTGTCCGGGAAGTAAATAGTATCCTCGGTGTAGTATACATTTACAAAGCTCATTCTTGCTTCGGCTAGCGAGAGATCCTCGTCTCCCTTGAGGATCGTTATTGATGTATCGAGGCTGTATGTAAGACCCGAATTTGCCTTGATGAACAAATAAGGGGTGTCGGTGATGAGCTGCACGGAGTCCGTAACGGCTGACTGTCCGACGAGATCGCAAAGCTCCAGATACTGACTGTACTTCAAGCTGACTTTTCCGTTATCTATGGTGGCTTCGCCTGAATCGACCCATGAAGTTATAGTGGCGCAGATTTGCTTGTATCCGGTGACGATCCAGGCGTCATTAGATTCAATGACCTGTCCGCAGAAGGTTTTCTCGGTGCCGATGAAGGCTTTCTCGAAGCCCTCCCAGCCGTTTTCAAGCACGGAACCAATACCGTTGGCGGTATCATCATACTGCCCGGTTATAATTCCCATGAGAAAAACAGCTCCGCAGCCTATTGCAGTAGCTGCAGCGACAGCTCCGGCAACTGCCTTCGGGCGAACGGCAAGGACGTTGAACGCGAGGACGACCGCCAGAGCCGCGGTGATGATTCTTTTTTTCATTCCGATTTTCCTTTCGCGTTGAATGTAGCTATACGCGCTTTCATGTTCGTGAGCTCCTGCGACTGCTCTTCCTTGGGCTTGTCGAACTTCTTGAAGGTGTCGTAGAGCTTGCATACGGATTTCCGAAGATTGAAGAACTCGGAGTCGACACGCTCCTGAATCGGGTACCAGTATTGAACGGCGACAAACATCTTGTGGAATACCACTATCATGAACATGCCTTTAGCGCCGTAGTTCGTCAACTTTCTGTGCTTGTACTCCGTTTCGACCAGCGATCTGATCTGACGGTCAATCATGCGGTCGTTCTGGGTGATGAGGATAATGTCATAGAAGTAGTGCCGGTGCTGCGAGAAAAACTCGATCCACTTCATGCGGTCTTTGTTCAGTCCGTCTCGGCTGTTGAATGGTATCTGCGCTTCGTCTATGATGATAACCCCCTGATGTTCGTCCCGCTTGGAGCTGTCGAAATGTTCCTGCGCGTACTGCTTGAACTTATCAACTGTCATTTCAAGCGTGGGGATATAGACGAATTCGCCCTTGTGCTTCTTCGGGTTTAAATTGACCTGGAAGTTTGCGATTACAGGAATCTTCCGGCGCAATGCCCGGTCAACTACCTCGGCAGCGTGATAACTCTTTCCTGATCCGGGAGTTCCGGTATACATAACCACAGCCATATTAATCCTCCTCGTCCAGTAACTTCATGTATAAGCGGATACACCGCCAGATGATGAAGCTCCGGGAATACCCGGACTGAGCACACATTTCATCTAGATCGTGGAGCAGATCCGGCGGGATCGTGATGGTTATACGTTCTTTTTTAGTCATATATGTTAACCTCGTGAGGTGTGTATTTTGTCATACTGTACTTTTGTAAAGGAATGGCGGCTCAGGAGAACCGAACCGCCGCGGGGAATATTAGCCGGCTACCTTGCCGAAAATGCGCTTGCCAAGCTTCACAAGAGCGAAAACGCCGAAGATTACAAGCGCACTACCAAGAATGCCAAGCACTACGGGGATAAGAGTCATAACAAGGTCGCTGAACGACTTCTGAAGCTGGTTTCCGGCTTCTGCGAGCATAGATTTCATATCCGTTCCGGAAGCTTCAGTAGTAGCAGCCGAAGCGCAAACCGAAACAACTGCCGAAGAAACAGCAGCTACAGCAGCGACCACAGCCACCTTGCTGCGTTTAGCGAGTGACTTGACCTTTGAAAGGAACTTTTTCATGTAAATACCTCCTTTTCTAGTTATTATGCTTAACAATGGCGCTGTAACATATGGTATAGATCAATCCTAATAACCACACTACACCGGATATCCCAAAACCCATTACAAGCCCATAAAAGCCAAAAGTCAGCAGATACATCTCGACACCTACTTTCTGAGGTGGCGGAAGATCTGCGCCCCTGCGATGATTCCAAGCATGATTATTATGATGATCAATGCTATGTAGATATCGTCGAGGGTCGTTCCGCTGGCGATGAAATCGCCGTCTACGAAGTCAACGTAGTTTGTCATGATAATTTCTTGATTCCTACGACCTTGCCCTTGAAGTTAAGCTCGAGATCTACTTCGGAATTGATAAGCGGGAGCAGATCCTCAAGAGTAATGCCGAGGTTCTTAAGTGCAATATCTGAGATAAACTTCGCATCGGCTTTCTTGCCGTATACATTATCATCTACAAAATTGCATTCAAGGTTGATTCCCTTGATCTGTCCGCCGTCCTTGCTCGGAAAATCGAGAGGATACAGCCCAACTAAATCTACTTTCATGTTTACCTTCTTTCTGCCCCATTCCGGGCGCTTTATGTTATCGGCGTTATTGCCGTGGTATAGCGGTCACTGATTGACCGAAAACAAAGACGCAGTATAACACCTTATTTCAAGCAACCGCTATTGGAGGTGGTTTTATTTATGCTCGCAACCACTAAACGAGCGCCACACAGGTTTAGTCTTTATCTTTCAACTAGGTTGGTGTCATCGGAATTGAGCAGTTCTTCTACACGTTTAAGCAAGAGAACCGCTTCACTCGCTCGAAGCTTTTCTGTACTGGAAACAAGAAAAGTGTTTCCAAGCTTTTCAACATTACAGTTGTAGCAGCGGAGCGCATCGGCTATGATCTCAAGGTCTATATCGTCGAATACCGGAGTTACTTTCATGCCTGTTTCACCTCATTCAAAACGGATATGGGTCATTCGGATCTGGTTCCGGCAAATCTATAAGAGCGAAGGAGACCTCATTTAAAAGATCAAACAACTTATCCGCTTTAGTATTCAATTCGCTGACCTTCTCAGAGCATTCAGCAGTATTTAAGCACTCCGGATAATATGGCAAAAGCTCATCTAAAGCCGTATCATATGCTGATGCTACTACACGGCGAAGAAATTCCATCTCATCTTTAGAAAGCACAAGAATAGAAGTTTTGCTCATACCTGCACTTCCTTTAACGAGGGGTCGCGGGGAACGTCAAGCACCCACATTTCATTCAGAACCGACCAGTAACGCTCTATTACTTCGACATTGCGGAGTCTCTCCGGAACCTCGCCGAGCGTTCCTTTGAAATAGCATTCTACCTTAAAATCTCTGGGGAATACGCCCTCAATGATGATTTCTACGTCCGGATCGTTGCGGATGATGTAGTCATTTACTGTGTCAACATGCTTACGCGTGTTTATATCGTCCGTGCAGACTGCTTCAGGCTCTTCGTCAGGCTCTTCTCCTGTCGGGACAAGCTCCGGGTGACCGCCGAACTCGGCAAGCTCGCCGTCTGCAACCTCGAGCAGCTGGCGACGAAGTACACAAGCGTTATGACGCTTTTCCTTGTCCTGCTCTTCCTGCGCTTCGTCCATGAGGAGCCCTAAGCCCTCGATTACTCGAACCAGCTCATCACGAGTTAACTCAATACTGTACTTTTCCATGTTCATTATCCTTTCTTAGTTACCTTGTTCTAGGTGGGATTTGTAAAATGCACCATTCGGTGCTATTTACATTATAGCACCATGCGGTGCGATTGTCAATAGCAAAACAAAATATTTTAGGAGGAAACCAAATGTACACACGAATCAAAGAACTTCGCGAGGAACGACACCTAACCCAAAAGGATTTAGCGGAGATCCTAGAAATGCAGCTAACCCAGTATCGGAGATATGAGAACGGTGAAAGACCAGTACCGTTTGACTTTGTTGTGAAACTAGCCGATTTCTACGGCGTAACACTCGACTACATCGCGGGACGTTCCGAAGATACAGGAGCCGAAGAGCTCGGCAACATCGGGTAAAGCGTTCCAGCGGTTGTATAATACATATTTTACGGAGGTTTTAACATGAAAATCTACTCTAGCAACTTTAGCGACTTAGCCAAGGGGATAATATCAATATTATTGGGGATAGCTATGATTATAGCAGCCTTTAATTGGGTGGTGTAGTGCAATGGAATTTATATGCTTTATACTCGCCGTGTTCCTTATTGTCTTTATGACATCGGCAATTTACTACATGAACAAGAGTCATAAGGTTGTGAAGAATGCGAACCAACCAGAGCAGGAAGAACCCAAGCCAGCCGAACCGCTGCCATACACAGCAGCTAAGCTGCTTACCCGGAGAGAATATGCATTTTTCAAGGCACTCCAACCGATAGCGCAAAAACACAGCCTCATGATATGCCCGAAAATCCGCCTTGCTGACCTTGTTGCAGTTCCGCAGGGGACAACAGAGCGAAAATGGTTTAACTACATTAAAGCCAAGCACGTTGATTTTACCCTGTGCGACATGAATTTAAATGTGAAACTAGTCATAGAACTAGACGATTCAACCCATGACCGCCCAGACCGTCAGACCCGCGATGACTTCGTTGACCGAGTTTTTCAGAAGATTAACGTCAAGCTGCTGCACGTTCGGGCATGGGGAACAGACCTAGAACAGACAATATTATCAGCCCTCGCGCTTCCGGAAGTGCCGACAGGGAACTAAACGCGACTTGTCCCGTTAGCTTCGGGTCGCTTCGCTCCGGTCAGTGCGACAACCCGCCCAGGGGCATTTTCTTGTGTATCTCCTCGAGCTTCTCGGCGTTTATCTGCCTGTACTCGTTGATTAGTGTCTGCTGGTTCGCGTTCAGCAGGGAATCACAGTGTTTGAGCAT